ACGTGACTCGTAGCAACAAGACTGTGGCGGTGCTGGACTTTGGTTCAGACAAGACGTTTACTTCAGCTAACAATACCGTCACTTTGCCAGTGAATACTGCAACGACGGCTTTAATTCGTTTTCCTTAAAGAGGTTATTATGCTTATCGCAAAGTCCGCAGGTATAGACAACGTAAGCTCGACACTAACTGCACGTACTGGCGTTTCAGATGGTATGAGAGCAGGCGGGGTATTCCACGTACAGTGCTTAGATAAAGACGGCAACCTGAAGTGGGAAACAACCGAGCATAACCTTGTGGTGAACGAGGGGCTGCAAAATATGAACACCCAGTATTTCAAAGGGTCAACATATACCGCGTCCTTCTTCCTTGGTCTTATTACAGGCCCCGGTTCGGGTACCACGTTTGCTGCGGCGGACACGCTTGCATCAAAGGCATGGACAGAGTTCACCGATTATTCCGGCGCTCGCAAGGCGGTTACGTTTGGTACGGCTACAACCGCAGACCCATCCGTCATCAGTAACTCCGCTTCTCCTGCTTCATTCACTATCTCTGGCGCTGGTGGTACGGTTGCTGGGGCGTTCCTCTGCACGGTGTCTAGCGGTACATCGGGTGTCTTGTTCTCGGAATCAGACTTTCAATCTCCCGGTGACCGCGTTGTTGTATCGGGTGATACGCTTAATGTGACCTATACATTTAGTCTTGACGCCGCATAAACTGTGTTCGCCGATGCTCCTTACGCAGCAGCGCCGTTTGCTGCCCTTGGGGCAGGGGTGGTTATTTTTGATAGCGCCGTAGCAGAGTCTGCGGTTGCATCAGAAGTAGCCTCGGCACAAGCAAACTTCACACCAAATGTCGTTGAGAGTGTGGTTGGGTCAGACAGCGTACTAGTAGCAGCGTCAAGTTTTGGTGTGGTTATTACAGAGGGGGCAGGAGTCTCTGATGTAGTTTCTGCGCTAATTAATATTTCTGCTTCGGTTGCGGAAGCTGTTGGTGGTGATGACGCTATAAGTGCGTTAGTAGTTTTTGAGACCGCTGTACTGGAAGCGGCTACCGCAAGCGAGATAGTTAGCGCGATTGTAGATTTTGCAGTCACTATTTCAGAAGCGGCAACTGCTGCGGATGTTGTGGTTGGTGGGTTAGTCTATGCAGCGACTATAAGTGAGCTGTGTAATGCGCTGGACACGACTTTTGCAAACGGCATACTCAACGCGGCGGTATCCGACAGTGCCACTGGGCTTGATTCTATTAGTGCGACGGCGTCTATATCAGTATTCGTCTTAGAAAATAGTGCTGGTTTAGATAGCGTATTAGTAGCCCCATCCACGTTTAATGCGGCTATAAGTGAGGGTACTAGCGCCCTTGCGGTTGTATTGGCGTCTGCGGCATTTATTGCAGCAGTGACTGAAGGTGCTGTAGCGGCAGACCAGATTGTTGCAAGGTATCTGTGGGAGCTTATCAATGATGCGCAGGTACCTAACTGGGGCGATATAAATAATAACCAAACCCCCGTATGGGCAGCAATTAATAACAACCAAACAATTAATTGGGCCGCATTAAACACAGCTTCAACTCCCGGTTGGACCGTAATATATGATGAGCAGACCGCCTCGTGGCAAGTCATAAGTACACAGGGTTAAAAAATGGCGCTTATAGTTAAAGATAGAGTTCAGGAAATAACTACTACGGTAGGTACCGGTACCCTGACGCTCGGCGGCGCGGTTCTCGGCTTTCAGTCCTTTGCCGCCATAGGTAACGGAAACACAACTTACTACGCCATTAGCGACCCGGTAACCGGCGACTGGGAAGTGGGCATTGGTACGTATACCTCATCAGGTACTACGCTCTCCCGTGACACGGTATTGTCTTCAAGTAGTAGTGGGTCGCTCATACCCTTTGCAGCAGGCACTAAAAATGTGTTCTGTACTTACCCGTCCGAACGTGCGGTCTATTTGGATTCCGCTGGGTCGTACCCTGTTCAAAATGCGTTTGATACGTTAACTGCTAATACGGCTACGTTAGCTAGTGGCACTGTTAGCCAGATTCCTGCGGTTGGCACAGACATAGCCAATAAAGCCTATGTAGATACAACGTCTACGGGGCTGACTATTCACGAACCTGTGGTTGCTGCCGCCACATCAAACCTGACAGCTACGTATGCCGATGGGGGTACGACTCCTACTTGGACAACAATCACTAACACTTCTGAACTTGCCACTGGTTCGGCGCATGGGTTGATCGCAGGGGCGGTTATTGTTTTTGCCAACGTAGGTGCCAGCGGTTTGACTGCGGGTACGGCGTATTTTGTTAAGGCCGCCCCCACCTCAACATCTATTACGTTGTCTTTGCTACTAGACGGCCCTACGATAACCACGTTGGTAAACAACACGGGCTATAGCATTACTAGCCGAGCAAATTCCGGTGTTGGGGCTACGCTTACAAATGCGGGTACGCAAGTCGCGTTGGAAATTGACGGGGTTGCGCTAACCACAACTCAACGAGTACTTATCCAAGGGCAGACAACCGCATTCCAGAATGGTGTTTATACAGTTACAACTGTAGGTTCTGGTTCTACTAATTGGGTACTAACCCGTTCAGCAGATGAAAACACATACTCCCCCCGCAATGCTGACGGTGCGGGAGCAGGTGACTATTTCTTTGTAACCTCTGGCAATACAAGCAAGGGGGATTCGTTTGTACTGTCAACTTCAGGAACAATCGTCTTTGGCACTACTAACTTGGTGTTCAGTCAGTTTTCTGAGTCCAATGTTTATTCTGCTGGTACTGGGCTAACACTAAACAATTTAGTATTTAGCATCACTAACACAGGCACTGCGGGCACATACGGCGGGGCAAACTCTGTCCCTGTCTTTACCACTAATGCGCAAGGTCAAGTTACAAGCGTCACCCCAACAAGCATTTCCATAAGTGCGGCAGCGGTTTCAGGCTTGGCTGCGTCGGCGACCACAGATACCACGGATGCAAATAACATCACGTCAGGCTCTTTAGGTACATCTCGACTGTCTGGCTCCTACGCAGGCGTCACTGGAGTAGGTACGTTAACGGCTGGTACGTGGAACGCTAATACGATTGCTGCGATATACGGCGGCACGGGGCTGACTTCTTTCACCGCTGGCGACTTGATCTACGCAGACTCTTCGACGACGCTGGCTAGGTTGGCTGACGTAGCTGTTGGTAACGCGCTTATTTCTGGCGGTGTTAGTGCTGATCCTAGTTGGGGCAAGATCGGTCTAGCTACGCACGTCAGCGGGACTCTTCCCACCGCTAATGGGGGCACAAATCTTACATCGTTTACCGCTAACGGTATCGTTTACGCGTCATCAACATCAGCATTAGCGACAAGTTCTGCATTGACATTTGATGGCACTAATTTTTCTACTACAGGTACCGTTACTTCAACTTCTGACGATCGGCTAAAAACTAATTGGCGCAGCGTTACAGATAATTTTTTAGAAAAGTTAGCCGCAGTTAAAAGTGGCGTGTATGACCGGACTGATCAGAAGGCAACGCAGCCGGGGGTATCCGCGCAGTCATTGCAGCCCGTGCTACCTGAAGCGGTGCTAAAAGATGCGGATGGCAGATTATCCGTAGCCTATGGCAACGCGGCATTAGTAGCTTGTGTAGAACTTGCAAAAAAAGTAATAGAGTTAGAGGCACGTCTAGTAGAGTTGGGGGATAACCGTGCCAACAACATTAACTAATACCGGAATTACTTTTAACGATGCCACGGTTCAAACTACGGCGGCTGTTTTTAATTCAGGCACAGCTACGCTTTTTGGGCAAACAACTGCTCCGACCGGATGGACAAAAGTACTTACAAACGACAACAGCGCATTGCGGGTAGTAACCGGCAGCGCCGGTACTGGAGGTAGCGTAGCTTTTACAACCGCGTTTGTCTCTCAATCTGTTGGCGGTTCATTTGGTAGCACTACAGTGTCTGCCGCTCAAATGCCGAGTCATACGCATACTTTTTCAACAGGCGCGGAATGGGCTGGTAATAATGCTCGTTATGGTGCGGATTTTGGTCGTTGGGGTAATTGGAACCCTACTTCGTCATCTACCGGAGGTGGTGGATCACACAATCACTCGTTTAGTGGTACAGCAATTAACCTAGCCGTGCAGTATGTTGATGTAATAGTTGCGACCAAGAACTAACTATGCCGACATCAGTAACCAACACAGGAATCACTTTTAACGACGCAACGGTTCAGACTACCGCAGCGGGGTTCCCGGTTGGCACGGCAACTATTTTTAGGCAAACTACTGCTCCTACAGGTTGGACTAAATCGCTAACGAACGATAACAGTGCGCTACGCGTTGTAACTGGCACTGCGGGTACAGGTGGTAGTGTGGCTTTTACGACAGCTTTTGCTTCGCAAGCAGTTAGCGGAACCCCCGGTAATACTACGCTTATCACGGCTGAAATACCAAGCCATACACACACTCGTCCTACAGGAGCGGAGTGGGCAGGTAATAACGCTCGTTACGGCACTAGCTTTGGTCGTTGGGGTAACTTTAACCCGACCTCATCCGCTGCTGGTAGTGGTGGAGCGCATAACCACTCGTTTAGTGGCACGGCTATTAATCTGGCAGTACAGTATGTTGATGTGATAATCGCAACCAAGAATTAACTATGCCGACTACAGCAACAAACACAGGCATTACGTTCAATGATTCTACAACGCAAACTACCAGCGGGGCGTTTGCCAATGGAACAATCATGCTGTTCCGGCAGACTGCTGCCCCTACTGGCTGGACAAAATTAACGACTAACGATAACAGTGCGTTACGAGTGGTAACTGGGGCCGTAGGTAGTGGTGGTAGCGTAGCTTTTACAACCGCGTTTGCTTCTCAAGCAGTAAGTGGAAGTGCAGGAGGAACTACGTTAGCGACCACACAACTCCCAGCGCACACGCATACAGCGGGAACGGCTGTAGAATGGGCTGGCAACAACGCCCAATATAGAACTGATTTTGGCCGATATAATGGGTTTAACCCTACTTCATCGTCTACTGGCGGTGGCGGTTCACATAATCACTCATTTAGCGGTACAGCAATTAACTTAGCTGTCCAATACGTAGACGTGATACGTGCTTCAAAGAACTAATATGCACAACTTTATTGAAGTTTATGACGAAGCCTTCGCGCATGAATTTTGCGATAGAGTTATCACGTACTACGAAAACATGTGCGCTGCTGGGTTTGGTTCGGACAGAAGGGCGTCAAACATACCTAAACTAAAAGTTGAGGATGAGACGGTTTTTCCTTCGCAATACGCAGAAATTGATCTGTATCCGTCTCGTGAGTTGGTGCACGAGTTTAACACCCGTTTGTACAATTTTTACTCTGAGTACTGCAACAAGTACAGTGTGCTTTTTGAAGGCGCTAAGCCCCATATATTAACTGCTAATCGTATACAAAAAACACTTATCGGGCAGGGGTATCACTTGTGGCATTTTGAGTCTAGCTCAAGAGATGTAGCTAACAGAGTTGCGGCCTTTACATTGTACTTAAACGATGTAAACGACGGAGGAGAAACGGAATTCTTGTACTACCCTATACGGGTTAAGCCAGCGACGGGGAGGCTTGTAATTTGGCCCGCTGGGTTCACACATACGCACAGAGGGAATCCACCTCTGACCAACACAAAATATATTATAACCGGGTGGTTTGAACTTTAGCATGATAATCGAGCTGCCAAACTATGTACCACATGAATATCTTGCTAAGATACGCGAAAGCGTGCGCCCATTTTTGGATGACCCAAATCATAAATCAAATAAGTACCCATTTTTCCCGAGCAACAGAGATGGCAAAACAGTAAACGTCTCTCAGGAGCCAGCATTAAAAACAACAGACGAACTGCTGTCGGATATATTCCGTGCCGTTCAACAAAATGTTATCGCCAAAAGATATAAACCGGGTGATTTCCAGTCTGGCGACTCCGGGTATGAATATCATTTATACAATCCCGGAGAGTTTTGTCACTACCATTCTGATGGAGAATTTTCTGGCGATCTGTCTGGGCCGACATTAATTAGATACGCTGCCGTTGTTTTGCACATGAATACGGTTGAAGACGGGGGGGAAACCATATTCCCCAGCCAGAACAAAACTATAAAAACGGAAGCGGGGAAAGTTGTAATCTGGCCCCCTTACGGTATGTTCGGGCATTACACAACCCCTTCCTCGGTACCACGCGAGGTGATTGTTACATGGTTTGTTTATACAGGGATTTCGGCGGTTCGCTATGGAACTTAAAAACGGTCATTTCTGCCCTCTTATAAAAAAAGATTGCGTCGGACTTAAGTGTGTCTGGTTTACGCAAGTGCGTGGTACTAATCCGAATACAGGCAAAGAGGTTGACGAGTGGGCATGTGCAGTAGCGTGGTTACCAGTGTTGTTGATTGAAAATAGCCAACAACAACGGCAGACAGGCGCTGCGGTCGAATCCTTCAGGAACGAAATGGTTAAGGCGAACGAAAAGAATACGCAAACCATGCTTGGAGTGGCAATCAAACCTACATTGACTTTAGGAGATTAGCAATGCGGCTAACAATAGTCATTGCCGACAAGTCCGTCGGTAAGGATGGTGAATTTTATTCTGACCTTGATTTACCCCAGTGCGGAATCCCGACAGGTATTCATGCATTACAGTGGGCGGGAGATATTGGGTTTATTGAATTTGAAGGGCACCGTCAACCGGAAGAGTCAATCACACAGTTGCCAGATTGGGCTTTATCTTGTTTGGCTTTATGGCAGGCAGCGTACGATAAAGCACATCTACCGGAACCCGCTCCTACGCCGGATCAGATTACTTTGCAAAACAAAGCAAAAGCCGAATCGCTTTTGTACGATTCTGATTTTGCCGTGCTGCCAGATGTTGGGTTGATAAACAAGACGGATTGGGAGGCGTATCGTGTGGCACTAAGAGCTATAGCGATTAATCCCACTGTAGCCCCAGTATGGCCTACGCGTCCCCCTACAGTGTGGGCCTAAAGTTTATGTTCTTTGCGCGCAAAAAACCTGTAGTACTAACCGCGTACACGGATCAGCCGTTGTTAGCCGAGTTGGCTGCGCCTAAATTTGCTAGGCAAAAATTGCCGAGGTACTACAAAACGATGCCGCATAGAGTGAAAAAAGACGGCGCATCCGCCTGCCCTGTGCCGCACTCTTTGGAATACACCAGCACCATACGGCAGTGCTACGGCATCCACAAATACAACACCGCTGGAATTTTAGTCCCGCTGTGGGCCGACTATTCAATAGTGTCTTACCAAGGGGATATAAGCTGCGTTGGCGCCAAGACGTTTGCAGAGGAATGGAAATTTCATTCCAACAATCAAGCTCCCGGTTTATTAGACCCTTACAACATATTAAAGCTGGAGTCGCCGTGGGTATTTCGTTGCTCAGACGAAACCACATTTGCTGTACTGCCAAATTTTTACGATATGACTGAGTACCTTGATAAGTTTACAATGCCGCCTGCTATCGATGAGTACTACAACCAATCATCAACTAGCTTTTTCTTGCTGTTTAGAAAAGATTTGCCTGATCAAGAAATATTCTTGAAATTTGGCACGCCTTTTATGAAGATAGTGCCGCTTACTGATCGTCCAGTTGAGTTGAAGATACAATTAGTTAACAACTTAACAAACTATATGATGACACCACCAAAGCATTTTTTTACTGGGTCTATGGCTAAACTTAAGCAATTCGCAAAACAGTGGAATAACGACGGAGACTAAAAATTGATCCGCTAACGCTACTTGCCGCAGCTAACGCTGCTGTCGCTGCGGTCAAGGCTGGATGCAAACTTTACAAGGACATCAAAGGTGCAGCGGGGGATGTTAGCGATGTACTGAAGGAGTTGAAGGAGCAGTACAA